AATATATGGCATTTACAAGATCAAAAGAAAAGAAAGTACCAGTTGAGAAGCTTCAAGAAGACCATCTTACTGGCCCGGCAAGTGAGTCTATGGATGAAATCCGCGATGAACTGCAAGTCGATAAAGTAGTAGTCGCGCACGAGATGCCGCAAGCTGAGAGCATCATCTTCCGTAACCAACGCGACCCTGGCTACCCGCTTGAGTTCCACTATGCTAGCAAGACGCATCCATTCAAGCAGTACAAGCTTATCGATGGCCAAGCCTATCAGCTGCCAAGAGAAGTAGTAAAAAACCTTGAGAGCTGCCGTGAAAACATCGAGAAGTACCGCAAGAATTCGCACTCAGGTCTCCCGGAAGTATACATTGCAGGTTACAAGACGCACTTCGTATGTGAGAGGGCTGCATAATGACGTTTCCATCGGGTGCAATAACTGGATTTCCTGTAGCAAATCTGAACTCAACGGCTGGATGGAACTTCAATGGTATCCTGTCAGAGTTCCGTTCTATCTGCGGTATTCCTGATGCCTCGATGTATTCCGATTCTCAATGCGCCACGCTTATCAACTACTACTATCAATACGTATTGCCCAAGGAGCTTAAAATCTTCTGGGGCTATACGTTCTATCAGTTCTTCACTCAGCAAGGCATAGATCAGTACCTCGCACCTGTTGGCTTCCAGACTGTTAACCCGAGCGTATGGGCTGACGGGTTTCCTATTGAGTGGTACATTAGCCCTGATACGTTTTACCAGGACTATCCGCAGAATGAGAACAAGCTTGTAGTAGCAAACGGCAATGGCACTTTGAATAGCTTTAGCTTTAACGTTTCAGCCTATCCAGTCATACCAAGGAGTTTATATGTCACTGATGGTACTCAGGTCGTGCAAGATAACGGGGCCGGAGGATTCAACCAGGTATCTCCTCTTAGTTCTGTTGGTTCTGTTAGCGGCACAGTTGATTATACAACAGGTACAGTAGCCGGTCTTTCGTTCCTTGCCGCTCCCGCTAATAACACAACTATCACGGCTACATCGCAGACTTATTTCTCAAATCGTCCGCAAGGCATCTTATTCTTCCCACAGCAGCCTATCGCAGACGCAACGCAGCAAAGCCTTAACGCAGTCAATATGTTCGTTCTGAGGCCAATTCCAGATCAAGTGTACCTCATTAAGATGCAGGGCATCCAGATCCCTAACCCTTTTCTTAACTACACTGACATTCCCTTTCGTCCTGATCTCGGACCTTTGATCGCACTTGGAGCTGCACTACATAGATTTAAGCTCTTCAACCAGATGGATCAATACGAACAGTACTTGCCGGAATACAACAGATTTAAAGACGTGTGCATGCAAGACACTTATGAAGAGCTTCTTTACACACGATCAGTTCCTACATTCTAAGGAGACAAATGACACTTTATTCAGACGTACCACAAGCTAACCAACAGATAGCATCCACGCAGCAGCCTATTGAGGATAACTTTCTTTTTCTTCAGACAGCTATCGCAGTAGATCATGGCTTTGTAACCACTGATCCGACACAGACTTTTCATAAGCAAGCCACTATGCCAAATCAAGGCTTAATGTCAGGATCTCTACCTGTGGGAACTGCCGGGAGATATTACGTATTTAATGGCGCGCCTTATTTCTACAATGGACTTAACTATAACCTTATCACACAGCCAGGTGGTCCTCCATTTATTAAGCAAGGTGCAGTGAATTTAGCTAACGGTGCAAGCGCTATTATCCTTCCTTTCAGCTCCTCAGGATACTTAGGTAGTCTTTTTGTTATCCAGCAAACATCTCCTTCAACTTTTGGGCAAACATTTTCATTTGAAATCACAAGTTCTGGGTCTGGTTCTACATTAATAATCAATCCTCCAGCAAACACAAGTCCTAATTTCACTTTATCGCTTGATGGATCTAAAAACCTTATTATAACAAGTACTAATTCGTATACTACATCATTTCTATATCAATCTTTTTATAGCTTATCTGTAATTTAACAAAGTGAATTAATGATCGAATACCAAGCTTTTCCTATATCTAACCAGCGTACAGGCTTTAACGAGAGCGTCGAGCCTTGGTTGTTACCGCGAGATGGCTACCAGCAGATCATCAATTGCCATCTCTATCGTGGGGTGCTTGAGAAGATCGATGGTTACCTGCCGTTTGCGAACATGGGCTATACAATTGGAACTAGGCTTACTTTAGTAACAGGATCTACATGGAGAGCTACTCTAGCATTTACACCTACAAGCACGAACTTCATCGGCTTCGGCATTAGCTCTGGTCCTGTAGTTGAGACTTTCACGTATGATAGCGATGCATCCAGCACAGTACTTAATCTGACAGGAAGCCAAGGTGGAACAGGAACCTTAAACCTCACAACGAAAGTTCTCACCTTAATATTCGCCAACGTTTTGCTTAATGGAACTTACACGCATCCTTGGTTTACCTATAATGCTTATACAACATCTCTCCCGATCATGGGCATCCAGCAATATTACACCAATACAGGGTCCCAAGAGGTTCTAGTCTTTGATACGCGCCGCGTAGGTGTCATTGAGCCTATCGAAAGCTTAGCAATTATGCAGGCAGTTGGGATAGACAATAGCATCGTTGAGATTCCGCATGACTATTATGTAGCACCTCTATTCACAGGAAACGGAAGCAGGACGACATTCTCAGGAGGCGCAGGCACTCTAGGTTCTTACATCATCCCTGGCACTGTGCAGATAAACCAATTCGCATCTGGGATCGCTACAGGAGCAGCAGCTATCGTAGATGATGGCATGGGGCGTCTTACAGGAACCGATGTAACTAGCGGCTTTGTGGATTACGCTACCGGGGCTTATACGATCACGTTTTCTCCAGCTCCCGGGAATGCAATAAACTTCGATGCGGTTTTCAGTGCGTATGGCGACTTATTCACTGGAAACTTTAGCAACTTCTTCACGCTATGCAATTACCAAGCCTTTGCGTTCTTTACCAATAGCGTAGATCCTGTGATGTATTACGATGGCACTTCAGTTCATTACCTTAACACTATGAGTACTGCTGGCGCAGAGATATTAGCTACAGCTTTTGTACCTAATAACCTCGACATAACTACCGCGCTTCATGTTGCTATCTACTATACAGCTCTTCTTTTGCTTTCGCCTACATACCTTGCTACAGGTCCTAATGTTTCTACCATCGCTTGGTCTACCTTCGGCGCGCCATTAGACTGGACTGAGGGTAATCTTGAGCAATCAGCCACGAGTGAACCTATACGGACTTTTGCCTTTATCAATACTGACCTGGTAGTACGCTTCGCAAACTCTGAACGCATCTTCCGCTTTACATCTGACGTTGAACTTCCATTCCGTTGGGATAGTACTAATAACATCTGGGCATGCGATGCGCCTTACTCAAACATCAATTACGATACTTGGTTCAGCTCTATTGGACGCCCGGCAATCGTTGGAAGCAATGGAGTTAACATCAAGCGCGTGGATGAGATAATTCCGGACTTCACAGATCCTTCGCGCATACAACAGCAAACTCCAGTGCCATTCATAAGCCAGAATTCAATTGGTCAATGCTATGGTGAGCGCTTCGATGATCTCAAGGAAGGGTGGATCTGTTATAATAGTAAACCTACCGATCAAGAAGCCGCAGTTCCTTCGGATAACGTTCTAGCTTTCAATTACCTTGATAACACCTATGCCGTTTACAACTTCCCCTTGAGCTGCCTTGGTCTCGGAGTGATTACAACAGGGCTTACTTGGGGCACTACATTCACTCTATGGAAGAACATGAATGTCACGTGGGGATCATACCAGATACAGAAGAGCGCGCTTATCGATCTTGGCGGCGATCAATTCGGGACTGTCTACCAGCTTAACACAGGCAACGTGCAGACCAACGCGGGCGATGCAACCAAGGCTTTAACGCCAGTTCTCATGAGCGCTATTACAAAGAACTTCAATCCATTCATCGAGGACGGTCAGCTTGCGCGCTTTGGATACATCGACCTGTTTGTTTCTGCGGACTCAACCACCACGCTGCGCGTTCAGTTCTTCGTAAATGATAATCTCTATGTAGACGGCACAGGAACTATCGCAGGATACTATCAAGAGACGATCCTGAAGTTTACCGTAAATGATTCAATGAGTCCTTCCTTGGCACAAACTAAAGTCTGGAAGCG